ATGCACTTCCGCGATATTTGCAAGTTGATGACGTATGGTGATGACGTTAAAGGTTCTGTGAAGAAAGGCCATGATGATTTTAATCATTTATACGTGGCAAAATTCTTTGCAGAGCATGATATGAAATTTACCATGCCTGATAAAGAGTCTACCCCAACCCCGTTTATGAAGGATTGTGATGCAGATTTCCTTAAGAGGAAAAATGTGTTCTGTCCTGAAACTGGGTTTATTATGGGGGCTCTTGATGAGGATTCTATTTTTAAGAGTCTTCATTCAAATCTTAAATCAAAAGCAAACACACGCGAGAAGTTGGCGGCGGATAATATTGATGGTGCATTACGTGAGTGGTTTAATCATGGTCGTGAGACCTATGAATTCCGCCGAGCCCAAATGCAAGAAGTTGCAGCGAGCTCTAATATTGACCACATTTGCACCCAACTGGATAAGGATTTTGATTATCAGGTCGAGCATTGGAAAGACCGATATCTTCGTGGCGTAATTGAAGAAGAACCCGAAGAAGAAGAATCCTTTGAGGTTCAGGCAGGAGAGTATGTACCTGAACCACCAGTAGATTTGTATGAGCCATATCAGCTTTCTGAATACGATCGTGCGCGATTGGAATTATATCAGAATGCTGATTATATGGCTCGTATGCAGCGAGCAATTGAGTATTTGGATGTGAATGTTCTGCCTGAAATCAGATTAGAGCGCCAAAACGCTTTTGAATATTCTGATGAAAGTTCCACCGAGCCTATGGAGGATGAATTCGAATTTGATGAAATTCTCCCCGAATTATTGGAACAGGCGGGAATTACATTTCCTACACATGCCGCTGCAGCATAGGTTGGGCCACCTAAAGGCATCCCTCTGTGCGTAGTTATGCGCACAATAAGCTAAAAATAGCTATGTATATATGGATACCAGATGTAAATAAGTAACCGTGTGCCGTGAGTTTAATATTTACATCGAGGCTTTGTACATATTAGCCAGTCCTCGAACTAAACCCCTATTTAGGGGAGGCGTTGGCTAGCGCCAATCTCACCGCACCCTTGCTGCTGGATTGACTGTCCCAGTAGTATTTGTATATATCAGTTACTTCACGATTTAATGTAAAAATAAATGAACAAAATACCAAAACGCAGAAAGAAATTTTGTCTTTTGCAGATCAGAATGCCGGTTTTGATTATCATGTTGGCTCGGAGCTAGATGCTACCTATGGAGCCGCTGATGCAGGCGATGATACTTTGCAGAATTTCTTTTCGCGTCCCATTAAAATTCAATCCTATTCCTGGGGTACAGGTACAAATTTATTTGAAACCTTTAACCCTTGGCAGGATTTCTGGGAGAATGATCGAGTTATCAACCGTATTACCAATTACAACTTGTTACGATGTAAATTATGCGTCAAGTTTGTTTTAAATGGTAACGGTTTTCATTACGGTCGAGCCATTGCTTCATATGTGCCTTTGCACAATGATGATGGCTTTACCAAGGATCGAGCATTTTTCCAGGAGGATGTCGTGGAAGCTAGTCAGCGACCACATATTTATTTGGATCCCACCAATTCTCAGGGAGGTACCATGTGTTTGCCATTTGTATGGCAGTATAATGCAATGGATATTCCTGATCAGGATTGGAGGGATATGGGTGACATCCTTATTCACGGCATGCAAAATTTGAAGCATGCCAACGGAGCTTCAGACTCCGTTACGGTCTCCGTTTTTGCTTGGGCTGAGGATGTTGTTATGTCTACACCAACTGCAAATGAACCTGGAGCTCTTTCAGCGCAAGCTGGAGAATATACTCCGGGTGCTTGCTTGTCCAAGATTCCTTGTCCTACACTTGAGATTGAATCCAAGTGCTGTAACAAGGTCGAAGTAGAAGAACAAGACCCTTATAGGCCACAAGCTGATGAGTACGGAACAGGTATGGTAAGTACACCAGCAAGTTATATAGCAAGAGCTGCAGGAGCTTTGACTTCTGCACCTGTTATTGGAGCATACGCTAAAGCTACAGAAATTGGAGCTAGCGCAATTGCTGCTATTGCTAGGACATTTGGATTCTCCAGGCCTACATATGCTGGAGAAATTATTCCTTATAAGCCCACGTATCTTGGCAATTTCGCCAATACTAATGCCCCTGATACGTCTAACAAATTAACGTTGGACATGAAGCAGGAGTTGACGGTGGATACCAGAACTATGGGTTTAGATGGCACAGATGAGATGGAACTCAAATCTATTGCTATGAGGGAAAGTTATCTCACAAATTTTCCGTGGGATGTCGCTGATACTACAGAGACATTACTGTGGAATTGTGAGGTTAATCCCCAAGTATGGAGTGAGTTAACCGTGAGTAGCCAAACGGAATATCATATGCCCGCTTGTTGTTTTGCTGCCTTGCCTTTCCGTTATTGGCGTGGCTCAATGAAGTATCGATTTCAGATTGTTGCCTCAGCATTTCATAAAGGAAGATTGAAGATTACTTATGATCCCAGTTACCCTTTGACAAATGAATATAACACAAATTATACGCGAATTATTGATTTAGCGGAAGAACGTGATTTCACTGTCGAGATTGGATGGGGTCAACAGCAACCTTATTTGAAAAGCAGACCCATGTTGAATGGAAGTGGAGAAATTTTCTCTACTTCTGCCATTGGGTCTGATCCTGGAATACTTGCTAATGGTATACTGTCTGTATATGTTGTCAACGAACTTACAGTTCCTAATTCCACTGCGAATAATGACATTGAGATTAATGTTTTCGTCAGTGCTGGAGAGGATATTGAGTTCGCTGGCCCAGATGAATCTGATATTAGAAACTTGTCGTGGTTTGTTCCACAGGCTGGAGAATATACTCCACAAGCAGGCGATATGCCAGATTCAACCGATACTAACCAAGAGAGTGCCCCAATGAAATTGGAGCCCGAGGAGACTATGGCTGCTCAAGAGTTAGATTTAGCTGATCACACGAATGACATTTATTTCGGTGATCCAGTTACATCAATAAGACAATTGTTGAAGCGATATTGTTTCCAGCAGGCACTTTATGCAAATGTAGAAACAGGTTTTCGCCTCGTGAATTATACAAGGAATAATTTTCCTTTGTATCGAGGTTACGCCACAACTACGGAGCATGAAGTTACTACGCCAGCAAATCCAACTGATTATCAGTTTTCGCAAAATACATTCATAAATTATTTTACACCGGCTTTTACCTGTTATCGCGGAGGTATTAGATGGAAGTATCATTTTGTTTCAGATCAACTGAAACAGTACATTGCAGTACAGAATGATCTTTCGCCTTCCTTCGCTACAGGAGTTGGTGATACTACAATTTTGAATGATTCCAATTCCGCGTCAGAAAAGGCACGGCAATGGAGAAATTTGCAGAATACAATGATTGATGGTGCTTATGTCGTACCAGCAGAACGTAATCCAGTCGTAGAGGTAGAAATACCTTATTATCGACCACAACGTTTTGCACACGGCAAGCAATCTACATTGGATTTGAATCTTGGAACTGATTCTTATTACCACACAATTCAGTGGCTTGAGAATCAAACATCTACTTCACACAATACAGTCTTAGCTTATTGTGCAGCTGCCGATGATTTTACTCTCGGCTTTTATACAGGACCCCCTGTCGCTTATTATCAGGAGGATCCTTTGGCAGCCTAATTTGCCATAAAATTTATTAAAGTCCTATGGGTGACCCGTAGGCCGGTATGCAATTTGTCAATTGAGACATCTAATGCGATAACCGTCGAGCATGTACGCTCTAGAAAACTATGACCTGGTTTTCATCCACCTAATTGGAGCGTACATCGCTCCCAATAGGAAGGTTTTCCCAGGTCACAAGTTCTTACAGTGTTACTGCTCGAGAATTCGAGACGCAAACGTTTACAGGTTTTAATCCCTAGCCAACTCGTTTGCGAAGGTCACTAGCGCA